TCCGTGCGGCCCGCGGCGATGGCTTGGCCGGTGTGCTCCACGTAGTAGAACCGCCCCTGCGCGTCCGGGTTGTACAGCACCTTGTTCGGCCCGACCACCACCGGGTCCGAGTCCTCCCCGGTCGCCCCCGAGCAGGCGAGGATCGGGAAGCGGGAGACGGTGAGGATGTGGCGTTGGTCGGAAGCGGACTGCCAGTGCGCCACGTTGAGGTGAGCCAGGTCCAGGAGCGGAGGCTTGCCCATCATGAAGCCTTGGCGGTCCGCGTAGAAGGTGACCAGCGGGACGTAGTTCAGCCCCGTCGCCCACTCATCCACCAGCACCCACTCCTCCTTCTGGGCGTTGGACTTCTTCACCGGCTCCCAGAGCTGGACAAGGCCCGGCTCCAGGACGCGGATGCGGCGCTTGCAGACCTCCGCGAAGCCGTCCTGCTCCATGTAGTGTTCGATGATGCGGACGTGCTGGAGGACTTCGACCCCGTTGATCACCTCCGACCGGGCGAACAGCAGGCACTCCGGCTTGATCATCACCCAGTACGGGCGCAGGCCCTCCCGGCGATCATCCGCCAGGGTCCGGGGTTGGCCGTCCTCCCGCGGGGCCGGGCGGGGCATGTCGATGAGGACGTGGCAGAGGGCCTTGGCCATGCCTTCGCGGAACCACTGACGGGCGAACACGTCCAGGTTGTTCCCCTGGAGGTCCACGTCAGTCAGGATCGTCTCCTCAATCACCCGGGGCACGTCCTCGTTGAGCTTGATCGGCTCGCAGAAGGGCTTGCCGCTCAGGGTGTCCAGCGTCTGTTCGACCATGTTGAGGAGGACGGCGGACGCCAGGCGCTCCTGATAGCCCTTGTCCGTCTCCTCCTGGTGGCGGGGCAGGTACGTGTCCCCCGCCTCGCGCATTGCTTCGGTCCCGCCCAGCAGCGTCTCGATGACGTGCCAGCGGGGCAACATGGTATCGTATGCGCCGGAGGTAGTCGCCGGGTTCTTGGGGTCTTTTTCAGTCGCGCTCACGGTTCTTCTCCTGTAGCTTCCGACCACAGGACCGTGAACAGGTCACGGTGGTCCAATACTTGTTAATCATAAACGGCTTTCCACAGACCCGGCAATTGCGTTCCTCGTTGTCCACCCCCGATTTCCGGCGGGCCTTGGCTTTACAGTTTGGGGAACAGAAGCGGTTGCGCTCCGGCTTCCCGGCAAGGCCCAAGAACACGGTCCCGCATTCCTCGCAGGTCCGCTCCTCACGGGCGTGAAGGGCGTCCGACATCCTGCTGTAGTGCTCCTTGTGCCATTCTCGCCCTTTCTCCCCCTGATGCCACTCTTTCGCCAACTCCCTGGCTTTCTCCAGGTGCTGCTTCCCGGCTTCCCCGAACCCCCGCTTGACCGCGTGGTGTCGGGCGTGCTCCGTCCCGTCCAACAACTCCAAGTTTCCCAAGGAGTTGTTGGAGCGGTTATGGTCCCGGTGATGAACCTCGAAGCCGTCCGGCACGGGGCCGTGGGCTTCCGCCCAGACTTCCCGGTGCAGGGACCTTTTCTTGTTCTGAAAATAGCTCCCGCACAGGTAGAACCGGACGCCCTTGAACTCTTGAATGGTGTCGCTGATGATAATTGGGTCCATGATTGATCCTCCTTCGGGAAACTATACCCGAAAGAGTCAAGGACAGGAACCCTACATTTCCGATTGTTTGACACCACGCAATTTCTTCCTTACCCTGTAGCGTATGGAATCCGCTATGTGATCTTCAGCCTCCGTGTTCACGTCGTCCAGGTCCTTGTCATCGCGGGGCAGCACAGGAACCGTCTCAATGGTCTGCTGACACCAGTCGAAGATGAACAGCCCAGGGACCTCGCGCGGTCCCCCGCCCGCCGGGGGCAACGCCCCCTTGAGCAGCTTGCGGATTTGCTCCCAGCCCTGCTTGCGCGAGCCTGGGCCCTTGTCCGCGGGCGTCCAGCGCACGCCCTTCTTCTCCATGTCCACGGCGATGCTGTTGCCGTTCTCCACGTCGAAGATGGAGGAGTCAGCGGGGCCGGGCTTGACCCGACCTTCCAGCACCCAGTCCTCCTCCCGGTCCTTCACCCCTTGGGCGACCTCCGAGGCGAGCATGCGGACGCCCTCGTTGCGCGTTCCGTTCCAGCCGTACCACTCCTGGATCAGGTACAAGTCGCCCCGCACCTTCCCATACACGCGGCCATTCCACTCGAACGGCTCCCCATTCGACTCCGCCCACCACAGGACGGCGAAGGGCTTGGAGCTGCCCCAGTCGAAGCTGCGGTCAATCTTCCACCGCTTCGGGATCACCGACAGCGGGACGGAGGGCACCACGTGTACGTCCCCGCGGTAGATGTCGTCAAACATCCCTCCCGCGATGATGTCCCAGGAGCCGTGGAGCCAGGCGGCGAGTTCGGAGGGGTTCCGGGCCGCGGCTCGAATCTTGCTGATGTACTCCGGGTCAGCGTGGAGCAGGATTTGGTTCTCATAGATGGACCCGTGGATGGCGACCCGGGGCGGTTCGCGCTCGCCGTCTCGCATCGCGTCCAGGATCACCCGACCGCGCATGTGGGGGAGGCGGAAGCGGGCCTTGACCCAGTTGTGGCCGGGGCCGTAGGGGTTGGTGGTCGCCCGGTAGCAGCGGGGCATCCCCGGCTTCGTGGAGCGGCAGCAGGACATCATGACGGTGTAACACTTGTCATCGGCCCAGTTGCAGAGTTCTTCCCAACCAATCCACGGATATGCGTGGCCGTGGTAGTTCCAATAATCCTCCGGCGACTTCATGTGGCGCAGCAGCAGCTCCTCGCCGTCCGGGAAGGTCCACTTGTGCTCCACCTTGTTGTAACTGGCCCCCGGGAAGATGCGCTTGAACCACTTGTTGGTCTTGTTGACCACGTCCGACAACTGGGGGTAGGTCTGACGGAACAGGATGCCCCGCCACTCCGACCCGTAGCCCTTCCCCACGTGCTGAAGGAAGTCCATCAGCAGGCAGTCGGTCTTGCCCGGGCCGCGCGTCCCCTCATACAGCACCTCAAAGATCGGGTGCGCCATGAGGAAGGCGAGCTGCGACCCGTACTGAGGGCACCAGGTCGCCTCCGACTCCTTCCCCGTCTCCGGGTCCACGTAGTAGCCCCGCAGCTCGCCGGGCTCCGCCTCGCGCCACTCAATCGGGTAGTCCGGGCGGGCGGCGATGGCGACCGCCTTGCTCACTTCGGTCTGGGCGAACATCAGCTGCCCTCCCCGGTCGGACGGCCCACGGTCCCGCGGGCGAGGTCCCCAAACTGGTTCTGCCAGTCGTTGATCGTGGCCGGAGCCCCCGGGACAATCAGCACCCCGCCGGTGCCCGCGGCGGTCATGCTGGCCGCGTCCTTCCCGTCCTTGAACTCCGCCCGGTGGGCGCGGAGCATCATGGCCATCAGCGAATCGCTGTACACCCGCTCATAGGTGATGATCTCGTCCTTGAACTTCCCGCCGATGATCGGGCGCTCCACGCCGTCCCGCGCCCGCTTCAGGGCCGCGCTGAACAGGTGCTCATCAATCCACGCTTGGCGGGCGTCCTCCAGAGCCTGGGCAAACTCCGGGTCATTCTTGACATGATAGTCGATGGTGGAGCCGGAGACGCCCACGGCCTCCGCGCAAAGGTACTTCCGCCCACCCAGTTCAGGGTGCGTGCGGAACAACTCCAGGTACTGTTCCTTGCGATCCGAGGTGAATGGCACCATCGGCTTCGGCTTCAGTTTCTCAATCGGGTGCATCACGCTCCCCCTTAGGTGTGTACTGTTCGTAAATCGCGCATCACGCGGCGATCCGTCCCCGGCCTCACGCCCAAGGACATCATCGCCGCGAGTATAGCGTGAGCTTGTACAATAGCCAAGGGCGGGGGCCATCTTCCCGACACTGAGGAAATGGTTGTGTCAGGGTCGCGCTCGCCCGCGGGGGAGGCACGAGGAGCGGGTGGCCGCGGATTGCCCAATCAGGCACGCGGCGTCCTCCGCTTAGGTTCGAGGGGTCGCGCTTCACTTCCACGTCCGAAAAAGTAAAAAGTCAAGCGGGCAAAAAGGCCATATAAAACAGCCTTTTATATATTATTATTATTATTATTACTTAACTTACTTAACTTACTTACCTTACCCCCCTGGGAGCCCTTCGGACAGCCGGAAGCCTCAACAAGGATTCTCTTGGGCCCTTCCCGCAGGTCGATTTGTCGGGAGAATTTATTTCAGGTAAGAATCCCAAGTAACCTAAGTACAGAATGCGGAAACCCCAGCCCCGCGTGGCTTAGACCACCGCTTGACTTCTTTACTTCTTCGAGCATGAACCCAAGCGCACTTTTCTATCCCAAGCGCACTTTCGTAACCCAAGCGCACCCGGTCGAAGCGGAGAAGGCCCACGGACCATTCGGAGGTCGTGCGCGGTATGGATCGTGAGGGGTGGTCAGGCCCGCTTCCCTCGTTGAAGGAACCAGTCCAAGGCGGCGCAGATCGCGGGGTTGTCCCACCACTCGTCAATCATGCGGCGTGCCGCCCGGTCGCGGAAGAAGGTTGGCCCGCAGTAGTTGTGCCACTCCATGAACACGCAGGAGCCGTCCGCGAGGCGGAGCCGGAAGAAGGGCGACAGGCAGACGATGCCGCCCGGGATGCGCACGCAGGTCATCGCCGGTCCTCCATGTAGTCGAACACGGCCTGGTCGATGCGTTCGCGCTATGCCTCCGTCATCTTGCGCTCCAGCCAGGGGGCGGGGCGTCCGCGGCGGTCGCGGACCTCCCACTCACCGCACCCGCCTTCCGCCGGGTAGCAGTATTCAGGCGGGCCGCTCACCTTCGCGGGCACGTAGGGCTCCCAGTAGGTGACCACGATCAGGCAGGGGATGCCCGCCACGCGGTCCTCGAACTCTGCCAGCTCGCGGCTCATCCTTCACCTCCCGGGGCGTTGC